GTTTTACTGATGTTGATCTTAAATTTGTTCCACGTAATGTTACACCATCCCCAATAGTCATTGGGAATGCTTCCTGATACTCACCTGGTGCAACTAAAATTGTATCTCCCGAAGTTGCAGTTGTAAGTGCCTTTGTAATAGTTAAGAATGGAGTATCTGGATGCTTACCACCAGCTCCACCATTAGCAAGAGTTGTATTATCTGAACCTACTGTAGCAACATAATAAGTATTTCCCTGACCATTCGTTATGTCAGTAGAAAGCATGGTAGTAACCACTTCACCTGTATTAGGTTTTTGGTTTGCTACCTCTATTACATTGGATCCGTTTCTAGCGTATAATTTTTTATCCGCTAGATTAAGAGCGACCTCACCATCTTCTAAATTAGAAGTTGTCGGGACCGCTGCTGCTGTCGTCGATCTCTTTAGTTTGATTCTCGTTGCCATCTAGAGCATTCTCAGTTTGTTGTTCAGCGTTAATACTATTTAACTGACTTCGTAAGTCAGCTATTTGTGCTTCCATCATTACGTTTATCAGTGTCAATTCAGAAATTTTCTTTTGTAATGTAGAAATAACAATTTGTGCGTTCATGTTTAGTTAAGTGTCAAAAAGTTCCACCATCAATGGTGTCAGTCCATACAGGCACACCAGCTGCAGTTACTGTTAATACCTGATATGATGTTGTTGCATCGTCTCCTGTGCCAGGTGATCCCATGTTTGCTGCTGCAGTAACTTGCATTACGTTACCAGCGTTACCGTAAACAATACCATTTGCAGTAAATGAACTTGCTCCAGTTCCACCAAACTCCACTTGAAGATCAGTGTCTAGTTCTAGATCACCAACTACCATAGTACCACGGTTGCCTGTGACACCAAATACGGTATTTGTGTCTGTTGCTTCTTCAATGAATGTCCAAGCACCAAGTCCATCAGCACCACCTGTGCGGTCATAACCGAAGAAACCAAACTTGTTAGTTCCAGAAGTATTATAGTGGATTTTAACACCACGATCTAATGCATCATCAGCACCACTTACTGTAGCAAGAACAGAACCAGCTGCCATTGTTTGTGTAAGGTTATTACTTAAAGTAACTGCCTTAGTTCCAGTGTTGATACCTTGGATAACTGTTGAACCTGCGATACCAGTCACTGTAGAAGTAACTGCGTCACCGACTTGTAGTTGATCTATAGCATCTACAACCACCACTGCCTGTCCACCAGCTGCTTCTGCAGTCATTGTAACAGGAGTTGTTGGATCTCCTAATTCGATTGTAGGATCATTAACTGACATTGAAGCAGAGTTCACTGTAGTTGTAGTTCCATCAATCTGTAGGTCACCTTTGATGATAACAAGACCACCAGCATCAGTTGCTGGATCAGGGTCAATTATCAATTCTTGAACAGAGTTGATAGTAGATAAGACGTTACCGTCTAACTTAAGGTTATCAATCTCAATCTTACCAGTCTGAGATGTATTACCCGCAATGTTTGTTGTTCCATTGAAAGTAACTTGATTCTGGAAGATAGTTGTTGAATTAACTGTGAGGGAATCTCCAGATGCAGTTCCGATAGTAGTATTGTCATCTACATTCAGATCTTTGATGTGTGCTGTTGCTGCAACACCAATACCACCAGCAAAAGTAACACCCGCAGTAGCAACGTTAGATGCATCTGTAGTATTTGCAAAGTTTACCTTACTAGTTGATGTAGTTCCAACTTCAATGTCAGCACCATCAATTTTTAGTTTATCACTTGTTGTCTCATCATATGTGATAGAAGCATCTTTGTTAGTTCCAAAGATCAGTTTCATATCATCAGCGATACGCAAGTCGGGAGTTCCTGTTACTCGCTTGACATCTAAAACTGCATCTGAGTCATTGAATGAGAACTCTACATCACCTGTAGTTCCAAACTCTAGTTCCTGACCATCTTCAATTACCAGTTTACCTGTGCCATTTGCACGGAAGATAAGGTCAGCATCAGTAGTAGAAGTTGTAATGATATTAGAATCGAGGGTAATATCATCAACATTCCATGTGTCGATCTTTGAGTTGCTGTCTACGATGACAGATGAACTTGCTGTAAGTGTTCCATGAACATGATCCAACATGTCCATAAAGTATCTACCACCTACAACCTGTGCAGCACCGTTATTGTCTCCGACAAATATACGATCTCCTGCGTTTGCTTGAGTTCCATTAGCACCTGTAGTTACAGCAAGTTCACCAAAGGTAATAGTGCCTGGTGCGACTGAGCCTGTGCTTCTTTTTATTAGAATATTGGATGCCATTAGAAGCTACCTCCATTTACTGTTATATCGTTTAATACATTTGTAGCAACAAATCTCGTTGCTGCTGCGTCATATACAAGGACTGAACCATTTGCTAGTCCTCCTTGTGATGTGTCTGTCAAATATACGTCTGACATTCCACCAATAGTTCCACCACCACCGCCTGTTGCGACACGGGTGACTCTTGGAACTGATTGGTCTCCGAATCTTAGTCTTGCCATTTAAAGTGTTACTCCCTCAAGTACGCTTACTGAACCTTCTAAGACTCTTGATTTAAGTCCTGTGTTAGAAGTTATTACGACGTCATATACATACCTTCCACTCTTCATAGCGGAGGTCTGGGTATTGTTTAGAGACAGTTGTATTCTCCCACTTGTAGCGGGACTTAGAACTGCAGCAGTTACAGTAGTCGCAGTGCTACTTGTATAATGCTTCTTTATCTTACTTGCTACTGTATATCCTGTAAGGTTAAAATCTGTACCATTATCATTCTCAACTGTGAAGTCGATGATAAAGTCAGAACCTTGATATATTAGTAGATTGGATACAGCACTTGCCATTCTCTAAGAATTCCATATAATATTTAGCTTAACTTTATTTATCCTCTTTCTGAACTAAGTAGTTCACAAGTCGTTTCAATTCTGCAACCTCGTCTTTGAGGTTTGTCATTTCTTCCACTTTCTTCCTTGCTGCGTTTCTTGCTTTTATATAAGCTTCATACTGTGTGGTGTCAGTATTCAATATTGCATTAGACGCAGGATCCCTGCCAAGAGTCTGATGACCCTCAACAGGAAGTAGTTCTATTTCGTCATCCATTACGCTAGAGCGATTCCTCTTAAATCCTTAACTCTTGGTATATATGGTTGATTTGAATTGAGTAAACTGATCTTGATTTGGAAACCATCAAATTCATCTACATCGTTAATTGTATACTCATAATCTGTAAATGTTACTAGATCATTCTGTGGAACTAACTCACCTGTGTCTGGTTTTCCTGTAGTGTTAAAGAACTGGAATGGTAATTCATCCAAAGCATCTACGTAACCAACAGGTATTAACTTATACATCACAACAATCTTAGACTCAGACCATGTGTTTGCAGCAAGCATAACTTTTAATCCAGTTGCACTCTTCTCAAGTTTAGCAACCTTAGTAATGTAGTTACCAGCACACTCAGTTCCAACTCCAGAAGTAGGTTCAATGTTATTGATTACGTTTGCTGTTGTAATAACATCGCATCTACTTAGGTCAATAACAGGAGATAAGTGTGATACCTCAGTATCTAAGTTTAATTCCATTGTTAATGACTTAACGCTATTCATTCTATTGATTTCGTTTGTCTGGTTTGCAACTATCTTAGTAGCAGGGAAGTAGTTCTCTTCTCCAATAGTGACGTCTTGCCATGCACTATCCTTAACAAAGGATGTCTCTGCATTAAATCCAGCAGGGAAAGGACCACAAGAAGTTCCACTAGTTCCTTGCAATCTAGCAATCACGCTAGTGCCAGGTTCTACTTGACTCTGTATTTGTGGTGTAATAACATCCCATGGAATATTCTGAGATGAAACGATATTAGATCCACCACCCTGTATACCAGTGCCCGCATTGACACCACTGATTTGTAGGTTGTAACTATGTGGACTGTTTATAGATGTAACTCCACTACTATGTGTCTTGTTAATCTTAGTAAGTGGTATACCATCAAAGTTATAGCACTGAACTACTGCACCAATTGCATGCACCTTACCAGTCGCAGATCCTGCAGTTCCAGTATGGTTTCTACCGTTTGTAGCAAATGTGATTGTATTAGTGCCAGTATTAATTGCATTGTAAGCAATAATCTCATCACCACTACCATCTTCTTGAGTTCCAAGTATTCTGATGTAACCAGGATTAGAATTGCTTATAGCACTACCACCTATTGTTGTGTGGAATGCGTCTGGATCTGTAAGAACTACAGATGAACCATCAGCAGCTAAGTTACTGTTTACTATTTGAGTATCTGCAACCTCAGATGTTACACCACTAATTGTGACGTAGTTGAGTGCAGACTGCATACCATGATTACCATGGAATACTCTAATCAAATCGCTTCCAGAAGTTGTCTTAAGAGCATTAGTTCTTAGATTCAAGAATCCACCATTACTTTCACCTATCTCACCATTTTCTAAGATAAGTTTAGAAGGTGCTGCTGTAGAAGGTATTGTAAAGTTTGCTCTGTAAATCTTGAACATCAAGTCTTCATACTGAGATGGTGTCCATGTAGATGCGTTCTGTGATTTGAATAACACACCGATATATGGTTGTTCAGAGATCTTCTCTCCAACGTGTGCAGCATCAATAGCATCATTACCTAGAAGTGAAATGAATACCTTATATTGGTTTGAGTCAGATGTTAATACCATCGCACACTCTTGCTTGAGTGGTATGTAAACAGGTGCTTTGAACTCAAACGTTGTTGGTTTAGAAGCATCTGTAGATGTAAATACATCTTCTGATTGTTTGACAACTTTAGAGAATGGGAATATATTCTGTGTAGGAGTTCCATTTTCTACAGTTCTGATATCAAGCATAACAGGAATTTCTGGATCCTTAGTAAAGAAGAATATATCAATCTTAGTTAAGAATACGCCACCTTCCAATGATGCATCATCTATTAAGAATGTCTGTGCTAGTGGATCATCCCAGTCAGTATCATCTGGTGGTGGAGGTGGTGGGTTTTGCCCTACCATTCTGGTTTCGTCTTGACGAGTTCTACCTACACTTGTAAGTGTTCTAGCATCAAGTTGTGCTTCAGATGTAATCTTAGCATTTCTTACAGATATAATAGTTTCCTGTGTGGTCTGTAATATACCTGATGCACTAAATTCTGCTTCACCACTACTGTCTGATACACCTTGAACTGAACTATTTGTGGAAGAATCAGTAAGTCTGAATAGTTTTGTTCCAGTCTTAAACTTCTGATTTCCCTCTACTTTTGGTGCATCAATAAAGAACGAACCTCTAAGGTTTCCTCTCTTGTCAGTAACTAGATCTTTGTTAGATACCTTTGCAACAGCACCACTAGTCTCACCTACTAAGTAATCATTAAGTTTTGGTGACCCATAATAGTTACCTTTAACTTGATCTGCAAGTGACTTAGTATCAATGTTGATGAAAGTCAAGTTAGATGTGTAATCAGTTGTTGTGCTTATATCAGTGCCATCAAGAGGGTTGATTGTAAGATTTTCGTTAGGAGCTGATACTCTTGCCTTAAATCTGAATTTACCGTTTCCTTTTTTAACATAGACTGTCTCACCAATTTGGAATGGAATATTATTTGTTTGTGCATCAGTTGATGGATCTTTAACAACACCCATAACTTTAGGTGTGATAAGTTTCTTAGGTACTGCAATACCGTCAAAGAATGCAAAGAACTTAGTCCTTGGTTTTAATTTCTGACATGTGAATGAGATGTTCCTAGAACGCATAAACTGAATATGCTCTACTGATACAACTTTACTACCAAGTGATTGCTGTTCGATAACAGGAGTAACTCTGTATCTGATACCAGTTCTACTTTGTTTTGTAGTCTGTGTAGTTGTTGTAGTGATAGTTCTACGTTGCTGTCTTCTACCTTTACCACCAGGATCTCTCCATGCTCCAACCTGTCGATTAACATCAGTTCCTGTCCATGTTGTTTTCCATGAGTTCCAGTGGATAGGAGAGAATCCATTTTGATCTGCATTATACTCTCTTACTGTTGTCATGAAGTTACCTTCTACAACAGGTCCCTGAACAGGATTGAGTGATGTTGTGTCTACCCAGTTATCAGATTCAGGAGATAATTCTACATCACCTGAGAATGTAAAGACATTAAATGGGTTAACGTTTTCCACAGCTGACGCATATGGTTGGTCTACAAGAAGAACAGATGCATATGGAAGTGTGATAATATCGTCATCATTTTGAACTACGTTAGTAGATGATGTGCTGTATTGTAGAGGAACCTGTGTTGTATAGTGAGCAGGACGCATCTGTCCTCTTTCAAAATCAGTGGATACTCTATAATCAGGATGTAATGTATCAGCAGTTGCTAGACTTGCAAAATTGTCTACAATAAATCCATTCTTAAATCTGCTAAGACCAGTTGTATCTCTGATCTCCATATTGGCAGTATCACTTTCAAGTAATGATAACTGTGTATAGTATTCAAGTGTTTTAATTCTATCTTCAAGAACCTGAATATCCCTGAATGTATATCTCTTGTAGTTTGTTTCTTCTATAGTTACATCATTTGCTACATCAAACACATAGGGAACATATGTCATAGTTGCAAGTAACATTGCATCTTCAATATCTTCTGGTGCTTGAGGTCTTACATTAGGTGCACCTTTGACAACTTGGATAATACTATTTCTATCCATGAATAGTTTATCAATACGAGGTAAGTAATACTGTAAACTTAAAGTAGTTGTATCACTGATGCCAGGTATTCCTACTTCGTTGTTTGTAAATGCTCTGTTATTGAAGTCAAAATATTTTGTAGCAGTTAATGTAAATGGAGATGCTTGAGTTCCACTACCAGTAATTTGCTCTGGAACTATAGGACGGAAATCAATAACGTCTCTTAGTTCAGTTCCTTCATAAGATGGAATGATCTTATAATCTGCTGCTGAATAAGAATCCACAGTATATGGATTTACACCATTAGATGTAAAGAATCTATCAAAGATAACAAGAATTTTATGAGTAGGGTTTGCAAAACCAGGTTTTCTTACAATTCTAGAATAGTCATAGAACTGATCTCTTTGTCCATCATCTAAATCAAAAGTATCTGTAATATTATTAGATCCTGCAGTTATACCACCAGATATAATCTGGAATGTGGCATTAGGTGCAGTCATTGATTCACCATCAGTAAATACATCGTCCTCTACAGGAATATAGTAAATTAGATTACCAGTGGTAGATACGATTCTTGCTCTTGAACCAGAAGACACACCTGTAATAACATCATCTATTGCAAGAGTTCCTAATAAATTTGTATACTGTAAGTTAGGAATAACAGGAGAACTTGAATTTTTTGACTCATATATTGCTTTAATCTTAAATACATCTCCACAACCAAGAGATATTTGAGCATCTTCTACTCTAGTTCCAAATCCACCAGTTACTTGAGTTAAACCATTTGATGATCCTAGAGAATCATTGATCTCTACAACTTTCATTACCTCTGTGCTTTTTGACTTACCAGATCTATCTGCACTTGATACAGTTCCGATAACATCAATAGAAGTTACACCAGACATACCTTGTAATGACAAGGCATCTGTATTTGCAGTATCTCCACTAATAGTAAATCCATTACCAGAAGTCATGATGTCTCCTGCACCTGTTCCAGCAGTCACAACAACCATGAAGTCATCATTGTTTGCACCGTTGACCCACTTAAGACCAGATCCTGCAGTAGCAGTAGCATTACCACCACTAACACTTATACCCGCTACAGTTGTTCTAAAACGTCCTGATGGGTTTATTGTGTTGTTGTTATTAGTATTCTTAACTGCAGCATATCCAAGAGATGTTAGTAATTCTTTCTTAGTACCTTCTTTTAATTCTGGACGAGTTCTAATTATACTACCAACTATTGCACCATTAGCAAGAGTTGTAGATGCAAGACGGTCAACAGTAAATACAAAATTACTAGTAACTGCAGTAACTTTTGCTACATGTGAAGCACCATTATTTGAGAACTCTACTATATCATTGACTCTCAACTGAGACGCAAAGTTAGACAACGTAGCAGTTATTGTGCCTGATGTTCCACCACTCGCATTTGTCATGATAGGACCTGAGCCAGGTAATGCTACCTTGACATCTAATACTGAATCAGCAGTTCCACCACCACTAGTAAATTTGTATTGTTTTACATCACCAAATCCATATGTCTCGATTGCACTAATAGTTCCGTATGTTGCACCTGACGCACTATTCTTCTTTAATACCTCACCCGATACAAATGTTCCATTAGTATTGTATAGGAAAGTTGTAGTTCCAGATGACACTGCTGCAACAAGGAATCCTGTGGCACCACTAGTAGCACCTACAACAAAGTCTCCTGCACTACCACTAGTAGATCCAGTAGTTATCTTTGTATAGAACTGAGTGTCAATAAGGTTTGCACGATATACGGTAGATGCATCTCCTGCAATATTACCAGATTCAAATGCAAAGTTAATAACTCTTGATTTACCAATAACTGTTCCAGCACCTGTTCCACCAGTTGCTGTTCTATTATCTCTTAATTCAATTATTTCATATAATTTAGGTGCTTCATATAGATTATTCATCAACACATAGTTACCAAAATCAGAGGTAACTGTTTTGTTCATCTCTGTGTCAAACGTTCTTGGTTTCTCTACATCTTTATATGTTGTAGATATTCTTTCTGTTCTATAACCCTGAACATATGCACATCCTGAAGACAATTGTATTGCCATCTGAGATTCTGATGGTGTGTTGCCATCTGCTGTGACATCAGAAGTAGAATATATGCCATTATTAAATCCATCATCTAAGTTTTCTTTTGCATCTACCTTAAATTTCTTGACGTAATAGTTACCAGATTCTTCTTTTGTTCTAGTTGCAAGGATATCATTGATAAAACCTAGATCACTACGTTCTACTTTCTTCTCAATCTTACCAGTATTAGTTCTAAGTAACTCAATAAAGTCAGCAGAGTTAGGAGCAGTAGTTAACTTTTTAATTAACGTTAATGATATCTTAAACCTATCTGCACCTGGTGCTGAGAAGTTTGTGCTTCCTATAGCATTATCATATAAACTTGCGTCTTCATCAGCAGTTATAATTCTTTCTTCTACTTTAAGACCAACCTTGTATGAAGGATTTACATCATACTGATCCAATATAATTGTTTGTTCTGCAACATTAACAAAGTATCCTCTTGTAAAGAACACTCCAGCACCTACGCTGGCAGTAGAACCTGTAGCAGTAGCTGATGAATTAAGCAACTGTGCTAATGGTGTTCCAGATGCAATAGTTGTTGATGCATATGTTATATCACTTTCACAAGTGAATGTTTCTCCAGCAGTAAATGTGCTGGTTGTATTATCTTCTGCTTTCTGTAAGTAATTAAGATAGAATGTAATATTGCTTCTTGTAGATGTAGTAGAACTCACTGAGAACAATATACGAGCACGAACACCAGAAGTAGATCCTTTAATAATCTGACCATCTAATGAAGTTCTATAATTTTCTACGTCTAGGTTAAGATAGTTATTCTGAATCAAGATACATGGCACATTCTTGTTCAGTGTAATACCACCTGGCACCACCATAGAACCTTCCTTATACACACCCTGACCAAACGTGTCGATCTGATCTTGCAATAATGTTTGCAGTGTGGTAAGTTCCCTAGCCTGAACTGGGAAACCAGGTTTAAATAATACCTTCAGAAACCCTTTACTTTTATCGAAATCATCGAAGTAAGGAGCTATATTGAGATTTGTATTCTGTGCCATTTAGAATTCAATTACTACTTTGAGCTCTTCGTTTTGGTCTGCCGAACGAGTAATCGGGATCCTATTATCTAGGTATAATATTTCACCTGAGTTTAACTCGACTTCTTCATTGGCATAACCAGTGACGAATGATAAACCTAATTCATAAACAGATACACCAATCGTTATCTGTGTGACAGGAACAGATGATGTTCCTTGAGTTGCATCTGGAGTTGCAGTGTAAGAGTTTGTAGATCCAGTAATCTGATTAGCACCAGAGAAAGGAATCACATTACCATTAACAGTACCATCAGTAGAATCCTGATAATATTTCAATACTTTAGTTGTTGAATCATATGATACAACGAATCCTTTTGCATTTGTAGTTGTCTGAGTGATAGTCTCACCTGGCACAAATGTACCACTAGGTGTTCCAGAACCTGATTGTGGGAATATCAATGCCTTAACAGCAGATCTAGTATTCTGACTACAAACCGTTGTAGTGTTGTAATCAGTAGGATTTAATACAAGACCAACTCTTCTATAAGTTAAGTCATTAGGAAAATCAACAAATGCACTAGTAGTTTCTAACTTACTAGCAAACATTAAACGATATGCACCTAATTCTCTTACTGAATCAAAACCATGTCCACCGTTAGGAGGTAGAATAACATCAAGAGCAGCATTTTGACCACTACCAATATTAGAAATAAGACTAACATCAATAGATGCAAAACTATATCCAGATCCCGCTTGTGTAATTGTCACAGATGATATAGAACCAGACACTACAATAACTGTGCAGAGTGCTTGAGTTCCACTATTC